AACGTAGTCCACGGTGCTTGTTCAGGTGTACACTCACTTAATTCATAGGGTAAAGATTCAATTATTTTTGTCATAGTCATTACTTTGGTCATTGTATTTTTCCTAAAATGGTATCTCTTCGTCGTATTCTTCATCTAATTGTGTTCGCCATTCATTGATGTCTGTTGCGCCAATTATACCTTCTACCTTACGACCAGACTTAATAGTACGCAACAACTGTCGATTACGCTCAACTTGTTCTTTTTCCTTACGTTTCTTATCATTGCCAAGTTTAAGCATTTCTTCGTAGCCACGAGCCCATTCAACCCCAGTTAACCAGGTATTGATCTCTTCAAGTGTACCTATAAAGACATCAGCATCACGACTATAGTGTGGTAAACAATCTTCCTTGGGTTTTAAACAGATATAACTTATACTGTTGTTACCACCATAGTTATAATTAGCTGAAGAAGAAAACTTAAACCCAAGCTCTTCTGCTCGAGCTTCTACACGTTTCACACGCTGTACATCATTCCAACCTAAGGCCATTAGTTGGATCCTTTCGATAAATCATAATAAGCAGTAATACCAAATGGTGCTTCAATACTAGTAGTGCCGTGAATTACAAACAATGTGTCTGCGTAACTCTCGTCACCCCAACCGCCGCCTGGGTAACCATCTGTAAACATAATAAACAATTTTGGCGCAATTTCATTTTCACGCATAAAGTCCCAGTTACATTCAAAGTCTGTACCGCCGCCACCTTGTAATTCGTAAGTGTCAATATCGTCAATGTTATCTGGCGTGTATTTTTCGTAACCATAAACATCTGTATCAAATGACCATACATCAAGTTTAAAGTCGTCAAACGCCTCCATAATACCTTTAACTTCACTTAAGATATCACGTAACATACTTTCACTCATACTGCCTGACGCATCAATACTAACACTAACATCAATTGTTTCTGCAAAGTTGCTACCTGGCAAAATTGCATCTAAATGTTGTCCTTTTCTATTCATACGTGCCCAAGTAAAGTCAGCACGTACTAAACTTTGTACCTGTTGTCTAATCAGTTCGCGCCAGTTTAGTTGTGGGTTTGTCAGCTTATTAATCAAACGTTTAACACCCATTGGCAAATTACCTGCACCTGCCGCTTCTGCCGCTTGTAGTACAGCTTCGCGTATTTCGTCACGCAATGCTTTCTTTTCTTCAGCAGTCATCTTACCTGGGCGTCCGCCTTCACCCTCGCCTTCACCTTCTTCGCTGTCGTCATCACCGTCATCTAAGTGCTCGTCTAACAATTGTTTAAGCAAATCATTGACATTAATTTTTTCAGCGTTTTCATACAGCAAGTCATACACTTCTTCTGAGCTCATTCCTGCGTATTTTTTATCATACAAAATCGGCACACTTGTAATTTTCTCACCAATCTTGCTGTTAATTAAATCAGCATTAACACAATAGTCTGCCGCAACGTTATACAACTGCCCATCTCTATCTTGTCTACGTCCCATGTGATCGTAAACTACGTGCAACACTTCATGCCCAACTAAAAACTCTACTTGTTTCTGAGGCAGTTTGTTTACAAATTCACTGTTATAGTAAAAATTACGTCCGTCTGTAGCCGCAGTACCACACCATTCATCAGCGTTAACTAATTTTAAGCGTGTTGCTAAGTTACCAAAAAACGGCGCTTTAAGCAATAGCGCAATACGTGCCGTAATAAGTTTTTCACGTACAGCCGCATCAATACGTGCGTCTGTTACTGTTACAACTTTTTTCTTTTCTGCGCTAGTTGTTGCTGTTGCCATTACCTACTCCTAATTGTTTACTATAACAGCTATTATACATTCAAATGTGATGTTTGTCAAGTGCTGTGTGCTAGGGTGAAGAATGCTAATGCTTCTTCCGTTACATAAATTCTTAACAAGTGGTGATCAGTTTGCCAAGCCCACTTTGGTGTTTGGTGAGTAAGACTGTTTATTCGATGACACTTACCAAGTTCGGCGCTTGGACCAAACTTCTCCCAAAACCAAACACGGTGTTTGAGAAAATTTAATTCGTTGGATGATATATTACTAAACCCACGTCGAACATACACATTATAATTTATATAATGATTAAACAGTTCGTGACCAGTATGTCTACGGTCCATCTTAGTTATTTTAAATTCAGCCATAATGATCTCGTATTATTGTAAAGCATATTATAACATAGAAGTTTGGGGAAGTCAATTGGAGAAATGATAAATAGAAGTGTAGTCCACGATATCTCACTATCTGACTACTCTAACATAAAGGACTATGTCAGCAATGTATTTAACCTCACCTACCTATGCTTATGTTTATAAGTGGACAGAATTATCAACCAGACGTTGGTATATCGGATCTCGCACTAAGCACGGCTGTAACCCCGCAGATGGTTATATTTGCAGTAGTCGCATAGTCAAACCTTTGATTGAATCCAACCAAACCAATTGGTCCCGAACTGTGCTGTGCATTGGCCATGCTGTTGATATGTTAGCATTAGAGACCGCATTACTAACGCTTGTAGACGCTAAAAACGACCCTTTAAGCTACAATCAACACAATGGTGATGGTAAGTTTACTGGCTTAAATAGACCATGTTTACACAAAGGTAAGAAACTTGGGCCACAGTCGGATGAAGCAAAAATGAAACGCTCAATTGCCCTTAAAGGTAAGAAGCATACAGCTGATCATATTGCTAATAATTCTAAATCACATAAAGGCAAAGTGCCATGGAACAAAGGCAAGAAAGGAGTACAAGTTGCGCATAATAAAGGTGTGCCACACACCGACGAATATAAAGCAAACATGAGTGCAATAAAGAAAGGACAGGTACCGTGGAATAAAGGAATAAAATCAACTCCAGAAGCAGAAGCGAAACGATTGGCCTCTCGTGCTAAAAATCGTCAAAATAAAAGCGCCAATTAAGACGCTTTTATTTACTATTTAAGAACTAATCTTATCTAGGCCACAGCGGCCACAACATATTTTCCAAAGCGACGATGGAACTCATCAAAGTTTTTCAACTTGTTAGGCACAAAAGGCAAGTTAAACGTTGTTAACGCTACACGTGCGCCCATAACAGTAACTTCTGTAGTAAAGTTTTCCATCATAAACTTAAAGAAGTAATCTGCCATAGTGTGCCATTTAGCATTGTCTTCCTTGCCAATCTTAGTGTACGCATCTTTCAACTCGTAACACATACTCATTGTCAAACTGTACATGGCACTAATTTCTTTAACAGCAAGTTCTGTAACCTTGCCATTTAAAATGTCTGTTGGGTTAGGCATTTTAGCAGAAATTTTTCTATGTGCCATAAACTTGACAGCAGTACCTTCACCAATAGTACCTGCTACAATATCTGTAGTAGTGCCATCTGCCATGCCATCGTCTAACAATTCACTAACAAATGTCCAGCTACGAGGTGTTGCAAAACTACGACTTGAACTTTTTGGATCAAAGTCATACAAGTCTTGTTTAGCAAAACTAATGTAACCAATCACGTCTTTGTTAATACGATTTTCAGTAGCCCAACCTAACCAGCTCTCAAAGTCTACACGCATTTCCAAATGCACAAACCTGTTAGCAAGTGGACTTGGCATTCTGTAGCTAACACCTTTGTCACCATCCCTGTTACCTGCCGCTACCATAACAACGTTATCAGGCAGTTTGTACTTGCCTACACGTCTGTTTAGTACAAGTTGATAAGCAACTGCCTGCACACTCGGCGCCGCACTGTTCATCTCATCTAAAAACAATACCACAATCGGGTATTGTGCAGCCATTTCTTCTGTAGGCAAATCAATTGGCGGAGCCCAATCCATTACACCCAAGTCTTTGTTAAAGTAAGGAATACCACGTATGTCCGTCGGGTCCATTTGTGCCAAGCGCAAATCAATCATCAACCCGCCCATGTCCTTAGTAATACCTTCTACTAATTCACTTTTACCAATACCGGGAGGACCCCATAAAAATAATGGGCGTTGTTTTGTAAAGCAACGTAGTATTGCCGCTTTTGCTTCTGTTGCCGTAACAGTTCTATTTTCAGTCATTGCCGCCATTTGTCACTCCTAATAATTAATGTAAAACCACATTGTACTATCAAATTTTTGTTTTGTCAAGTGCTGTTTAATCACCAACAATACCTGCGGCAATTTCCCAAACTACCCAACCGACAGCAAAGTTACCTAATAGGTCATGTAACATCAAACCATTCTCACCAAGTAATCCTAATGTTACATAACCGATGATTAACATTATTGAAATTAAAATACGTTGTAAATTTTTACTCATTATGCAAACTCCTTTTGTTTTGTGCAGGTATAAGGACTATCCCATTCACCTACGTTTAAATGAATATAGTATGCAATGTGGAAATAATCTGTCATACTATCGCTTTTATCAAACCAAGCACGACCACCAGCACGAGCTGGAGCACACTTGATAATTTCTAATACCTGTTCAAAGAACGCTTCGTACTTACCGTAGAAGTCTAAATGGAATTCGTTGATTTGAACATATTTACGTTTAGTAGGCAAATGACCATCATCAAACACTTCAGCAAAGTCAACTGGACCTTGCTTAATAGTTACATCAACTGAACTGCCCGCATAACCTTTACGTACACCAAATTTGAATTTAGGAAATGTTGCTTTAAGTTCGTCACGTATTGCTTTTACATCTTGTGCGCTAATATAAGCCATTTATTACTCCTGTGTTGTTAGTGTATGTATAGCATTATACAGTCAATTTTACCAAAAGTCAACCGTTATTTGCCATCCAATTTAGCAAGTCCAGCCGCTAGTGTAGCCTTAGCACGAGCCAACAGTGTCGCATCACCATCAGTCATTACTTCGAGCATTGCGGCTTTTTCTTTAAGATACACACGTGCAAAGCCCGGGTCGTGTGCAACGATGCTGGCAGTGTTTGACAGCAAGTCGGCAAGTTTAATTGTTTTAGCATCAGCACAAGCAGTAGCAGTGTGCGCCAAATCAATAGCCTTGCGCACTACTCTACTACCATCACTGGGACGGCTAACATCAGTTAGGTCTGCTACATACATTGCAACAATTGGACCAAACTCTGCACGGATAGTTTCGATAGTAACACCGGTGTCTTCTACTGTGTCATGTAATAAGGCCGCCGCAAGCATTTCGTCGGTGTGAGGAACAGTTGCAACTATTGCCGCAACTTCACGAGGATGAACAATATAGTCGTCACCTGTGTATTTTCGTTTGTGTTTGATTGCACCATGTGCGGCAGCAGCGAATGCATCTGCTCTGGCTACAAGATCTGTCATGATTAACTCCTACTTAACTAATAGTGCTATTATACACTCTTTGTAGTAGAAGTCAAGTTAAATTCGTGTTTTA